CGTCATCGTGGATCCTTATTTCCCACGTAACGTAATCCTGGTTGCTCGTATTGGTTCATCATTCCTCGAAAGTGGATATGTGTATGCACCATACGTGCCACTGCAAACTACACCGACGATCTTCGGCGTAGAGGACTTCGTACCTAGAAAGGGTGTCATGACTCGCTACGCGAAGAAAATGGTTCGTCCTGATATGTACGGTTTGGTTATCTGCCGTGGTTTGTTGGGTGAATCTGGATCCTAATTCTTGATTCTCTAACAAAAAAGACCCTCGAATTTCGGTTCGGGGGTTTTCTATTTTTAGATACTATTTACTAGGAAAACAAGGGCACGCTTTGCCCTAATCATATATTTAAGGAGATATAAATTATGGCTAAAGTAGGAAGAGCAGCTTATGCAGCATCTCGTGCACGACTAGAGGTTGTCACTGCTGACAAAGCAATTACTAAAAACGAAAGTGGGGAATTATACGCAGTCGACGCAGCGGCAGCACTTGCGATTACACTTCCTGCTGATGCTGAATCAGGCACAAGATACAAGTTTATGATTATTGATGATGTTGGATCTGGACCAATCACTATTACTACTGGTACAACAGGAACACAACCCTTCCAAGGTGGTATTATTCATGTCGATTCAGCCGATACCACTGATGGAGTTACGAAAGCAAACGGAACAGCTAGTGGTGACGACGTAATCACCTTGGCCAATGACACCTTGCAAGGTTCTCACATTATTTGTGTTTATGATGCTGATAATTCCCGTTGGCTTGTTGAGGGCATGGTTTATGGACCAACAGCCGCAGCTATGAGCTAACAAGAGGTGATTAATGGGTCGCAGATCTAAAAGAAAAAAGCTTTTATTACGTAAACACCGTCTTTTGGGGATCGAGTTAGATCCCCAAGAGGCTCGTCGTGTAGGGCTTGGTCATATTATTGACGAACAAGAAAGAATTAAAGCTGAAGCCGAGGCACAAAGACTAGCAGAAGAAAAGCATCTTGCCGAGGAAAAAGCAAAAGCTGAAGCCGCTGCTAAAAAGAAAGCAGAGGAAGAAGCAAAAAAGAAAAAAGAAGAAGAAGTCAAAAAGAAGGCTGCTCCGAAAAAAAGAGCAACAAGAAAAAAAGCTACTTCTAAAGTAAAAGAATAAGTTTGTTATTCATGTACCTCCTTTGACCTCCGATGTTCAGCGTCGGAGGTTTCTTTTTTTCCAAACTAATTAATGGGACGGAGGATCGCACATGTCATTTCCAGATTTAACCCCAACTTCAACAACCTCAGCAATCACACTTCCAGAGACTTCAACAGATACAGACGCAGTTTTAACAGGCTCTCTTGCTGTTGGTTTTTATACAGGCTCAGCTTTCATTGCAGGAGCAAAAGCACAAGTTGCATACACTTACAAGAGACTTGGAGGAGATGTACTTGATATTGAATTGACAGCCAAGAACGTGTATAATCACTATGAGGAAGCTGTCTTAGAGTACAGCTATATCGTGAACCTCCACCAAGCTAGAAACTCCTTAGGGAGCTCTCTTGGAGGCCCTACGGGATCGTTTGACAACAAGGGCAAGATAACTTCCGGAGAAGATGTATCACTTAAGTACCCCAAGTTTCAATTCGACTATGCTTTTAGAAATGCTGATAAGTTTTCAACCGAGGCATTAGTTGGAGGAACAGAGCCAGTTTACTCTGCTTCGTTTGATAGCGTAACCGATCAGCAAGTGTATGACTTGCAGAGTATTGTCTCATCCTCTCAATCGTCAAATGATTGGGACGGAATGGGCAATAAAAGAATTAAAATTAGACAGGTGTATTATGTATCACCTCAACAAATGTGGAGATTTTATGGTTATTATGGCGGGCTTAATGTTGTTGGTGATTTTCATAACTACGGTCAGTACGCTGATGATTCAACATTCAACGTCATCCCACCGTGGCAAAATAAACTTCAAGCAATATCATACGAAGACCACCTCTATACAAGAACATCGCACTACTCATATGAAATTGTAGACAATAAGCTTAAACTTTATCCAACCCCTCAAAATGTTTCACCAGAAAAATTCTGGTTTAGATTCACAGTTGAAAACGATGGGGGAGCTTTTGCAACAGGCTCTTATGATTCGGGAGTTGATGGAGTTAACAACATGAACACTCTACCAATGGAGAACATTGCTTTTAACAAAATCAATTCTATTGGTCAACAGTGGATCAGAAGGTTTGCTCTGGCACTCTCAAAAGAGACTTTGGGGCAAGTTAGAGGTAAGTTTGGGGGTAGCATACCAATACCGGGCGACAACGTCACCTTGAACGCTTCAGACCTCTTAGGGCAAGCATCTGCTGAGCAACAGGCATTGCGAGAAGAACTAAACAAACAACTTGATGAGATGCTTTATTCTAAACTTGCCGAGGTTGATAAAGCAATGGTTGACAATATGGACTCAATTGTATCAAAAACACCTTTAAAAATATTTGTAGGATAAATAATGAAATTATTGATGGAAAATTGGAAAAACTATCTAGAAGAAGCTACTGAAATGTATGTCGACCAATTAGATAGCGGTGATGACATTGGCGGCAATGATAATAAATCATTTGATGATATTTTTACTGAGCTGGCTGATGGTGGCAATAGAGCTGTTCTTGGCTATGAACCAACGGATTTGGACAGAATAAATTACCTGATTTCCAGAGCAGTCCATAGAGTTATTATCAAAAGAAAAACAACCCAAAAAAATGATAGAAAAATAATAAATTCAGAACCAGTTGTTTTTCTCACGGGTTTTAAAATAAAATTTAACCCCGAGACTCGCAAACGATCTATTGGAAAAAAAATAAAAAAACAAATGAACTTAGAAAAGTTTGCTCTAGAGTATCAAGCAGCAGTTCAAAATCTGCCAAAAATTGAAGCTAGATACATGGAAATGAGCCACAATAAACTAGTTGGAATATCTACTTTATTAATTAAATTTTTTCATAAAGACATTGATTTATCAGATTTAAGCGAAGATCCTAAATATAATGTTACGAATCTTATAGAGGGATTATATAGTCCACAGCTTGAACAAGAAGCCAATGAATTGGTGGCATTGATTCAAAAAAATAAGAGAGAGATCACAAGCTCATCTGTAGAATGGCCGGAAGATACATCTGATGTGGTTTTTATATTTACTCGCGAACCGCTAGAGGTGTTGAGAATGTCTGATCATGCTGGGTTGTCCTCTTGCCATTCACTTGGTGGATCGTATGACCATTGTGCATTAGCCGATGCAAAAAAAGACGGAGCTATAATATACTCTGTTTCAAAGAGTAAATTTCAAGAAAAATTTGGACAATCTTCTAGTCAAAATTTTATAAACTCATTAAAAGACCAAGAAATTTTTAAAGATGCAGATAGAAGAATTGATGGGGTTGAGCCGACTGGAAGGGTGAGAGTTAGAAAAATATCACTACAAGATATTGAATTTGCTGTTGTCGAAAAATCTGTTTATGGAAGTTTTCCAGTTGGATCTAGAGATAAAATTGCTGATCTATTGGCAAAAATTCAAGAAAGTAAATATAAACAATTAAAACAGCCCGTAGACCTAAATGCACAGGGAGTTTCCTATGGGGGCTCATATCAAGATACTTCTTTTGACGATATGATTAAAGAAGCTTTAGAATCGTTGGGAATTAAATATATTGACTCTGGGATAGGAAGTCACATTTCATCTGAGAGAGAGTTCGAACGTACACATGAAGACTTTTATATTGCTA